ACGAACTGAACTCATTTTAGCTCCAAAAAGTTGTTGTTGATGTTTTGTTGTTATGTGTATATTATAGCAAAACGGGATTTATTGGTCAACCGTTTTTCTGTGCGCGAGCTGCCCACTTGGCTTCAATTCGTGAACACTGTTCTTCAATTCGATCTTCGCGACTCTTGCCTGGAACAAAGATGTTGTAGGCAATGATTGCCAATCCCATTAACAGGATAGGACTCAATGCGATCAGGGCGTTTACACAGGCTTGCATGATGTTCCTTTTTGCTTTGTATGCCACTATTATAGCAAAACGGGCATTATTGGTCAACCGTTTCTGCGGTTTCTTGTGTCTCTAGCACTTGTTGCGTGATTACAACACCGCCGTATGCTGCCTGAAACTGCTCTGCTACTACTTTCAAGAAAAAAGTTAATACTTTACCATTACGTGTAATCAGAGTGTACTTCATGAGTTCCTTTTTGCTTTGTATGCCATTATTATAGCAAATCGGGAATATTTGGTCAAGAAAAACCCTGCTCGGAGCAGGGTTATTTATAAAATACGCTTTTATTCAAGCCCGGGATCTATTGTTATAGTTTCTACAAACGTGTCACTAGGTTGTAATTTCCACCACCACATGCCAAGTAGCGCTCCGTGATCAACAGTTTGCAGTGCATCGTTAATGTAAGTGTTCCCGAAACAGTTAGAAGTAACCGAGATAAAATTATTTGCACCTGTTGAATAAGTGTTTCCATTTTCTGTAAACGGAGTATAATTTCTTCCCAAGCTGGCTACAAGCAAATTACCGTCTGTAGTTATTTCGATGACACTAGATCCCGAAAATGCCACGTCAGTAGTCCAGGAAAACAGTGTATTAGTTACAGTATACGCCGGATCTGGCAAGTTCGGGAATGACTCATTTAACGTCTCAACTGGGCCTTCGTATACTACAACATTGTCAATTTTTGCAGTAATATTCACAGGTGTTGGCCCAAATGCAATGCCATTCTGTTTAAATGTTCTAGTAGTCATATATGTGTAATCTCCAATTAAAGATATTTATGCCTGTAAAATTATTTCCAATGCTGTAGCACCACTGGATCCTGCACTTGGCACGGGTTGGGTTTGCCATGGAACACAAGTACCCCAGCGCCGCCAAGTTGTGTTCCTGTATTAGGACGGTGGTGTTTTCTGTGTTTAAAGTCCCAGCCTCCGTCGAGACATTCCCATTTCCAGCTACGTATCAATCGCTCGTCGAGAAATCTTCGTCGATTTTGTAGGATTATATCGCTTAGAAAATCCTGGTCGCCTGGGTATCTACGTTGTAATAAAGGAAATTCTTGATTACGAAAGGTTTGCCAAACGTCATTAAACTTTGTAGTGTCCCACCACATTACAGAACTATTAATCCCGGTATGGTCCGGGCGCCACAATCGCTTAAAATCGCGAGGGGCCCAGAAGTAATCCAATGGTTGATGTGTGATCCAATCTATATTGTCAGTAATTACAGTATCTAAGTCAAAGTATAATAAAGGGCCTTGATAATGCTTGTGATTAAACAATTGCAATTTATACCACCAGGCTTTTTTTGGTCCAGAAACTCCAAGATCTTTTAATTCATGCTTGACCATGTGTGCAGGAACTTTTCTGTCTGGTTCTGTATAAACGTGTAATCTTATGCCCTGGGATAGATTACGACTTAGCATATTATACAAGCGATCGACATAGTCCCATGAGTAAGCAGTGCCATGTATCAAACAAGCACATTGGACCAGCCCTTGTGGCGGTTTGCCTGCTGCCTCTGCTAAAGCTCTAAGCCTATCCTTCTTACCCATGTTCCACTTTCAATTTCTTCTACTGTGTATTCTGTATGGCATATTTCCACTAGCCATTTATCTCTATCTACTATATCAAATGCAAGACTTGATTCGTCAACTACAGCAGGCACGCCAGCAATTACCCCTTGTATTCCTGGCCCTGAATTATAATTTATGACTGCATCAAAGTTCCAGTGCATATCAAAACTATCGTATGTGTTTGCTAGTTTACGAGGCTGTTCCCAGGTCACATTCTTGGGAAATCTAGACCTATCAAGAGCACACCGAGGATGTGGTCTTACTACCACCTGCTTGCCGTCTGCAAATTCCGATATCTTTTTCGCATACCATTCTTCTTGATTTACGCCTTGTAATTGCAAGCTCTTGTTATGCTGCCCAGCAACTAATACACGACCGTGATTTAGTGAATTGGTTTGTAATTTTATATCTAACTTCTGCGGCCTATCCCAATCTAAGTCTTGTTGATGTCCATAATATCCTAGCGCATTAACATGATTCAGTGCAATCTTCCATGTATGTCCGCGATGTAGTGCTCCAATTTCGATACAAACAACAGGACGGTTTCTAGCTCTGTAATATTCGTATACTTGTTTGTTTTGCTCCATTCTACCTGCCCAAAGCACAGACCAAATAACAGCCACATCTGCATCATAACTGCTGTTTTCAATTTCATAGCCGTGGCGTTGTAACGAACTCATAACCGCAGAAATAACTGGGCCTGAGTTTAGGGCACATTGCAAAGGAAAATAGGTCGCTGTCGCCATCAATAAATATTCCACATGAGATATACAGTAATTACCACGTTTCACCAGGCCGGGTTAGAACAATATGGCCAACGCATGATCGACACATTTGAGCAGTTTTGGCCTGCAGATGTCGATCTAATAGTGTTAGCAGAGAACTGCGCACCCAAGACAACTAGACCAAATACTAGAGTTGTTGACATATTAGAAGCTAGTCCAGATTTGCGAGCGTTTGTTGAACGCCACAAAGATAATCCACTAGCACATGGTCGAGCAGGACCCCCAGAAGTGTTTAACCCTAAGAAGCAATTCCGGTGGGATGCTGTTCGGTTTTGCTACAAAGTGTTTGCTAAGTCAGTAGCAGCAGATATGATCGAATCTGGATGGATGATATGGATCGATGCTGATACAGTTACACACAGTCCTGTAACTATGCAGTCATTAAATACCGTTTGTCCCAGCAACACATTTGCAAGTTACCTAGGTCGAGGGGAGAAATATCACAGTGAGTGTGGCTGGGTGGCATACAATCTAGATGCACCCGAGTGTCGTCAGTTTATAAGAGACTTTGTAAACATGTATAACACTGATGCTATTTTCCAAGAACGCGAATGGCACGATAGTTATATCTTTGATGTATTAAGAAAGCGTTGTCAAGACCGGTGCAAGTTTTATAATCTAAATCCTAGTTGGGACGACAAAGGACTTGCAGGACATCCGTTTATTAATAGTGAGCTTGGCAAATATATGGACCACGTTAAAGGTGACCGCAAACACCAAGGCCATTCAAAACCAAAAGAAGTAGTTCTACATCAGGACCATCCTTACTGGCAAAAAGTATTGAGCAAAGGACGCAAATAATGTACCAAGCACACGGATGGTGGTTCCCAGACCAGGATACGCATTTTGCAGAAATGTTATCAAAGAATATCTCAAAAGGCGGAGGGCCAGTTTATCAAGAACCTGTTAGAAAAAAGAGTATAGAACTTTGCACCAATAGAGGACTTGCGTTAGACATCGGTGCTAATGTAGGTTTGTGGAGTAGAGATCTGTGCAAGGAGTTCAAACAAGTCATTGCATTTGAACCAGTAGAAGATTTCCGAATCTGCTTGTTAAAAAATGTAACTGCTAGTAATTTTGATGTTCGTGCATGTGCATTAGGTGAAACTGATACGCAAATTAACATGATCATTACTGCTGAAAATACAGGACACAGCCATGTTGATACTTCAAGTATCGGCGCAGGATCTATCCCAATGTATAGATTAGACAGTTTGAATTTGCCACAGATTGACTACATTAAAATCGATTGCGAAGGGTACGAAAACACTATTCTGCGTGGTGCCAAGGAAACAATCTTGAAATACAAACCTATCATGGTTGTAGAACACAAGAAGCACAAGGATGTGGGTCACACAGATACTGCACAAGCGTTAGATACACTAGTAAGTTGGGGTGCAAAGATCCTAACATCAGTCAAGAATGACTATGTATTAGGTTGGTAAGAACGGTTTAAACTTTTTGTAAATCAACCCAGCCCTGCTGTCATCATCTGTCCAATGGGCTGCTGACAAATCCCAAAGCCATTGTTCCCTAGGCGGAGTCAGTGGCTTTTCTATTTGTGTTAGATCTTGATTGGCCACGTGCCATGCTACACAATCGGGATCCGATGCAAACACCGGGACTCCTGCCAATACACTGGCTACGCAACTTGAGCTGTTAAAGAACACACTAGCCCAAGCGTTTTGTAAATCTTGTTGCAGTGTTGATCCTTGGCTGAATCGCAGATTTGGAATATTTTTGAACAACACTTGGTTGATTGGATTTTTTGGGTGGGCTCTTATTACAATAGGTCTATCAGTTGTACTTCTAATATGACTAACTGACTCTAATGCCCATTGATTCATATCAACCCCTTTCATCGACCAGCCACCGTCACGTTGCCCGCATACTAGTATATGATTGCCACTGCTGCGCCAAGGAGTCAGTTCAAGATTTAACTGTTGCTTTATCTGATTCCATTTATCTGGCCCACTGTTTTTGTTTGCGTATTCGTTAGTGTTGTAATAGACACCATCTAGACTATATCGTAAGAAAATACTTGTTGGGTCAGCAAACTTAAAACAACTGCCGTCAATGCTCATTACCTTCTGGGAGTTAATAACATCCTTGCGAAGTTGTATGTGGGGGCCTTTAATGCTTTGCCCAACCCATCCTAGTATAACGCCCAACTTAGTAGGAACAACTTGTGTTTTGTCCTGTAACAAAGTTTTTAATCCCATCTGCGTACACCCATTAGCAAATGCATGTAGCACTTCTACTTTGCGATTACGGTCAGCAATGCGCGGCAAACTGCTAAGGTAAACAACTACATCATGCATCAAAGTATTCCTTGACTATTCCGACTGCGGTGCCATTGCACAACTCATCATATGTGTATTGACTATAAGACAACATTGTTAGCCAACGTTCAATATCTGAACGGAACAAATTGTCAATGTCTGCAAAATTGTTTCTAGATACAGAGTTAGTAATATGTCTATCTAATGTAATCACTGGAGTTCCTGTCCAGATCGCTTCAACTGCTGCTGCACTCGAGTCACTAACAACACAATAATACTCTTTAGTTTCTCTAAGTGTATCGTATACCGATACACGATTCTTTCGACTAAATTCTTTAGGGCGGAACTCAATTTCTCTATCGCTATATTTGCGAATTTCTTGGGTAATAGTTTCTCGCCAATCTTCAAGCGTAGTGCCATTCATCTGATAGTGCGCTGGGCTCCCTTCTATTACAAGTATAGTGGATCCTTTTCTGCGCCAGCCCTTTGGCAGTTTAGGAAATAAGTCCAAGCGATCAGTTGGGAAGTTCTTTGTTTGAGTGCCGTGGTGGATGTGATTCTTTACTAGTCTATGCCACTTTTTGTTTTTCTCTTCAAGAAAATTTGTGTATCCTGTATCAACAAACCAAAATTCTGTTTTGTTCTCTAGGCATTTTTTAAGTAGGTCTTCATTGTTAATGATATTTCTGATAAAAAATGATTGTTCCTGCTCTGCGTCGTTGGTGTTGATTATCCACCTTACACTATCACTTAGTTGATACGCCATTGCTTTGGCAAATCCAGGTGTACTATTGTCAAGGTAGGTAGTAATAATCTCATGATTGCTCAACCCAAGTTGAGAAATTCTATCTACAATAGTTGCTTTTTGTGTTTGAGATGTTTTCTTATACGCAGTGTTTATATCATTTCTAAATCCTGCAAGATCTTGCTTTAACAAATAATTCACACGATTGAAATCAACTGTTATTAAACCCGAGGTTCTATATTCTCGTTTGCAGTCACGAATATACTTGTTAGTTTCGGTCCAGTTAACTGCCCACGCTCGGTGTTTTAAGTGTTCAATAGCAAACTGCTTGTGCCACGGAGCCATCCATTCGTCAGCATTAATTAATACGTTCATAATTTTCTTGTAATATTTTCCATGCTATCCCGGTTTCAATTTCCAATTGCGTAAACTGATTGTAACTTAGCCAACGTAGCCACGACTCTACTCTATCTGTATCTACCAGTGGTAGACTATCAATTTGGTCTATCTTTCCGCTAACTTGCGTAGTTGCACTGGGTCCTAAACTAACAACAGGAATACCGTGCTGAACCGATTCAACACTACAGTTACTCGACCAAGTTACTACTGCATTAATGTCGTTGTGCAACGCACTAACAAACGTGTCTGTGGTAACGCGAGTTTCTCTGCTAGCAGGGCGGGCGCGAATAACAATTTCTCGATCAGTATAGGTTTTTATCAAATCAATAGTCTGACGCAACCAGGTATCTGAATCCACTAATCCGTATGCCCCTGCAACTTTGTCATCAACAGGCACAATCATTATTTTACCACCTCGTCGTATTTGTGTTCGATTAATACGCAATTTGGTTAGCCTGTCATTTGGCTTGTTTCGAACAGGTGCAGTTACTTGGTATCCGTTTTTAGTGATTCTAAACCAATTTTTAAAAAGACGGTTGCCTAAGTATCCTGTATCGATATACCAGTAATCTAAATTATGTTTTTCTGCTTGTGTTTTAACCGAAGACTTGCTTATACCCGAGAAGGCCATTGGCACTGTGGTGTTGGCATGTATTTCTTCTATTGTTGCCATGCGTCCGCCTGCATGCTTAACAAACGGGCCGACCCATTTATCTTTTTTGGCGTATCCTAGCATCGTAGGATCATTAGCCATTAAGAATTCTCCAAGCTGTTCCGTCAGCCATCTCTGTAAATGTAAATTGACAATAGCTCAAGTGTCGTAGCCAGGCTTCACGTTCGTCATAAGATGGTATTTTTAGATTTTCAATTTCACTTAGCGTATCGCTACATAGTACACCAGCAGCATTGGGGCCCAGTGTGATTGCTGGCTTACCTTGCATAATTGCTTCGCAGGCTGCTACACTGTTGTAGGTTACTAAACAATGTACATTGTCGGCTAGTGCTTCTTCCATTGTATCTTCTTTAAGACGATCAGCACGAGGACGCTTGTCTCGGATTACAATAGGACGGTCTGTGTATTTTTTAATTTCTGCCACAGTATCATCAATCCATTGCGTTTGATCAATACCCCATAGTGCAAAACTTTTAACACTAGGAGGTGCCACTAGGATACTCTTGCCAGGATAAAACTGTTTGAGAACAACACCACACTGGTCTAATCTATCACGAGGACGAGCAATTACAGGCTCTACAGCATGCACATGATTCTTAATAATCCTAAACCATGTCTTAGTTCTTAAATTACCAAAATATCCGTTGTCTATATAATAGAAAGTTCTGCCATTTTCCCAGCATTTTTGTACTGCTGACTGAAACTTCATTCCCCTAATGCACAACGGATTGTCTACTCCTGGAAGAAATGCCTGCTGAGAACTAACTAGTACCCCGTCGCACCCTTCTCGAAAACGATTCACAAATGCAGCCTGGCGTTCCTTAACCAGTTGCCCGTGTATTTTATGATCTATACATAAAACTTGTGTTGGGCTAGCTTGTGGCAATGGAATTGTCATGATCGTTGTTGACAGTAATCTGCGAGCATGTGTTCGCGGTGCCACTCTTCGCCTTGTGGTGTGGTAGCAAACTCATGGAAGCAAGGTGTTCCGAGAGTATAATGCAATAGTTTGGCATCTGTATTAGGGCCAAACTCGTCTGGTAACCAGTTCCATTCCGGAGGTAATTCCAAAATACGTTCGTCTTCGATCCACGTAAATCGATGTAGTTCTGCGCCTGTTGATTTTTCAACAAACTCCGGTGTTAGTCGTCTGTTTGGGTGAGTATAGCAGTTCCAAACAATAACGCTTGACCAGTTCTTGCGTGGGTAGTTTTCATTCTTTGATCCAAGGTACTTTTCGGCCATCCGAGTCTTGTAATCATGTTTAACTACTGCAACGTCCCAGTGAGTTTGTCCTTCAGTTAGATTCCATAGCTTTACAATATCATCTCTTACAATCATGTCACCGTCAATAAAGATTGCTTTGCCTGTGTATTCCATTAGGTGCGGTACAAGGAAACGACTATAGATAAACTGATTGCTGCCATCAGTGTGTGTTTCTTTATAATCTTCAAACAAATTAAGTGCTAGAGGAATAATAGCAACAGGCTTTGATGCATGTCGAATGATTGAGTTAGCGCATGTATGATACGCCACTGCTTCTCTTGGATCATATCCGATAAAAATTGGGATTGGTTTCATTTTCTTTCAATATCCTCTTCTACGCATTGATCGCCGTATTGTATTTCGATCAGTTTCAATGGTTGAGTTGTATCATTTTGCAGCATGTGCCATTGTGTTCTGCTAATCCAGACACTCTGATGCTTGCTAAATTTTCCTATTAGATTTTGTTTGCCCGATGAATCTAATGTGTACACTGTTGCTTCGCCAGCAGCTATAAACCAGAATTCACTTCTTTTATGATGCTGTTGCATGCTCAAACTCTTACCCGGCTCAACTGTGAGTTCTTTTAATTTTGTGCAAGCGCCTACTTCGTGCAGCACACGATAATAACCCCAGGCACGTTCCGTCTTGGGAGCTTTCCATTCTTGTAATATCCACGAACTAGAATTAGCTTTGTTGAACCCACCGACACCAAACGCAAATTCCACATCATCGAACACCATCTCTGGAATATTTTCTTTTGTTCTATCTCCCCCGTTGGCAAAGATGATGTGTGCGTTAGGGTACTGAGATTTAACTTTGCGAATGGCGTCACAGCTAGATCCATCGTCGTCATTGTATGTTACAACTTCGTCTACTATCCCAACTGCGCTAACCAATGCAACTCTTTCATGCATTGGCATAAAAGGACGACCTTTTTTACGGGTTAGCCATTCATCAGAATTCACGCCGACAATTAGTTTGTCGCCAAGTATTTTTGCTGCTTTGAAATATGCCAAATGGCCAGAATGCAAGGGGTCAAAACCCCCGGTAACTATAACAATCTTCATGCCGATATTTATCGGTGAATTTGATACTGTTCTACTAAATCTGCAGGTGTTGTTGTATTAAATTCTGATCTGTTGAATTGGCTCCAACAGATATGTTCCCACCAAGCAGAGCGATCGGGGTATTGAAGATTGGCCAAGTTTTCAATGCTGCCCATGAGCAGTGTTGTTAATGAGTTATCAACTGTGTATGCTGGGACGCCTAGCAAACAGGACTCAACACATGCCATAGTTCTTTCTCCTATTACTGCGTAAGCGTTAGCAGCTTGTTCTTGAAAGGATTCAAATCTAGCAAACTTTGCGCCCATTTTCTTGCGCCATTTAATAGGTCCAGTCCAATAAGGACTGATAGTATCTGTTATGCGCTGTCTGAATTGTTCCATGTTCTCGCCTGTGCGTTCAGTGAGTATAACTTCAACTGGCTGAATCACGAGCACATACTCCCCGGGGGTAGTGCGCCAAGCATTATGAGCAGGAGTTGGAAACAAATGCGTTCTACTGTAAGGAACTGGGTTCATAGACATGTTATGATGCCCATTGTAAGTTACTCTAGCAGTTTGACGTCGAGGGGTGTCTGGTCCCCAATATCCGTATTCTATTTCAATATAAGGTCGACCTTCGGCAATCCAACTGCGCAAAGGTTCTCGCCAGGGCGGATGATGGCTACTAACAAGAATATACCCACTGGGTATATCTGCTACTCTATCAAATTCTTTTAGTCCTTTAAGTCGCCAGGGTGTTAGACTCCACTTGGCATTTTCGCCTGGCATGTCACGAGCATAAGCGTATTTCATTGTTGGCCGTACCAGGTTAGACTTTTGTCCAGCCACGGTAATACAAGATCATTTTGATTCACAAATCCATAGCGATTTACACTATCCATTGCAGACTTCGGTAGCAGTCCAGTGTCTGCCAATTGATACCACGATGTTTTGGGATCCATCGGTTCTATATCACTTCGATATACAACTGCATGCAACCAAGGGTCGTTGGCAGATTTCTTAAAAAATCCAGCATTACAATCCCAACCGTTGACAGCTAACATGTGCATGAGATTAACAAGAGTATAATGATAGTAGCAGCCCGATGGTTGCGTAAAGGATAGTTTTCGATATTCAATGTTTGTTGTTTGTGGGACAATCAACGATAGCATTGCACCTGGTGCTGCAATTGAATGCCAGAGTTTTAATGTGTCTAGTGGATTCAATGCATACTGAAAACTATCATGACTCCATAGCACATCATACTTTCCTTTTTTAGAAGTATGTATTTGTGTTTCAAAGTTATTACGTTGATATGCAATATTGGGATATTTTTTTGCTACTTGCGGTGTATCACCAAGATCTAGCCCAGTACATTTAATATTAAGTGGTTCAGGGTTCTCGTCACGGGTTGTGCGTGTTGCCCACCATTCTAAGTCTAAGCCTGTCCCACACCCTAAGTCAATAAGGGTAGCAATACTCATCATGAAATCGTCATGCTCGTATAACCAGTTTAGAGTCTCTAAACTATGAGCATGACTTTCTTCAGGGTTTCTAAAAAACATTAAACAGTAATATCTTCCATGCCGGCAGTACGCAAACGAACAATATGGCCCATTTGCCATTGCTTGGTTTCTAAGCCTTTTAAAATTCCTAGCCACTTATTACGAAGTAATGCTACTTCGTTAATAATAGTTTCAAAATCGATTACTTCATCTTCACCATCTACATACTTCTCAGCGTCACGTGATGTTAACGCACGAGCATACCCTTCTAGGTACTTCTGGAAATGTTTTCGACGAATTTTACGTAATCGTATATTTAAAAAGTTTAAAACAGCTTCAATTTCTTGAAGCTGGTTAAAGCGGTGTTCAGTGTTTCCCGGAAGTTCCTTGATATTGCGTTCAACTTGGCCGCCAATGCGACATTCATTTTTAGCAATATCAAGTTCGTTTTCGTAATGATTGATAAAATCAGGAATAGCACTAAGGTCTGCAACTACACGACTGTACCACATCAATCTTCCCACTCAGAATCAGTGTCGTCGTCGTTATCTTCTTCGTACTCTTCTTCGTCTCGATCAATGTATACAGATAATGCATTTTTAATCTGAAGATCGCCTGTAAACGCTGATTTGATTTCAACTGGATCGCAATCGTTGTCAACTAATACACTAACAAGATTTTCTGCGGCCTCAGCACGATCAACAACGTTAATATAACGTTTGAGTTCATCCCAGATTACGCTTGCTAATTGTTCCATTATTCGGAATCCTCCTCAATGGTACTTACCTCTTCTTTGATATTTCCAAAGTCGTTCATCACTGTGTCAAGGCAACCGTCATCGTTACGTTCCCAGCCCTTGCGGAACTTCTTGATGATCTCACCTTCAGAAGTGGTAAACACCAAGCTGTTGCCTTCTTTCTTTAACAGGCCTTTCTTTTCAATCAAGTCAGTGAGACCTGAGTACGGACTCATACCTGTTGTGTAAGGGATCTTAACTTGCACGCCTTCGAAGGGTTTTGCATAACGAGTTTTCATAACTTTGCAGCCTGCACGAATACCGTTGACTTCAGAAACTTTATTACCGTCTTCGTCTTCTTTCAACTTCATCTTCTTCATAGCAACTACAATAGAGCTAGCGTAGATAAAGCCTTGACCGCCAGAGATCTTGTCGTCCGGATCAAACATGTCTTGCGATGCGTAGGTGTGGTTTGTACAAACTAAACCTACGTTATAACTACCAAACATGTTTACACAGTTACGAACAAGAGCAGTAAGTGCTTTAGGTTTACGGCCTAAATCACCTTTCATTTCTCCTGCTTCAAACTGGTTAACGTCTGTTGGAGTCAACAACATGCCCAAAGAGTCAATAACAAACAATACCTTTGGCCGCTCACCGTCTGGCAATGATTTGTAGTCACTCATGAATGTTGAAATTGTTTTAGCAACGTCGTCGATCATGGCCATGCTCAACTTGAGTAACTTGCTTTCGCTAGTGTCAACGCCAAGTGCCTTGAGCCAATCTTCATCAAGTGCGTTTTCTGAATCGACTAACACAACAAAAATGCCTTGTTCTTGTGCATGTTTAACAATATTACCAGAGCAGATGTATGATTTGCCTGCGCCGGAGTCACCAGCAAACACAGTTACTTTGCCAAGTGGAATACCACGTTGGAAGTCTCCGCTGATTAGATAGTTCAGGGCATAGTTGCCTGTAGAGATCCAGTCTGTTGGATCGTTGAAGCCAATTGAAAGGCCGTCAATGCTTTTTGTAATTTCCTTGCGGAACTTTGAAATGTCAAATGGTTTGCCCATATATCACCTGTATAGAGAGAAGAACACACAGAGTTTCCCCTGTGTGTGTTTGCTGATTACTTTTGTTGGCGGCTACGAATCATAGCCAAGATGTCCTGAGCATTTTGTCCGCCTGCGGCTGGCGCTGGCTTAACAACTGGTGCAGAAGCTTCTGCAGGCTCATCTTCCCAACCAGGAGTTTCTGCTACTGGAGCAGGTGCTACTGGACGAGCTGCCGGAGCAGGTGCTGCGTCTGTGTCGCTACTACCGCTGCCACTTGGTGCATTAACACCGGCTGGACGGAAGTATTGTCCCCAACGCTCTGTGTCGTATGGTTGACCATCAACTGATGCTTCAAACATCTCTTTGATAACACGAAGCTCGACATCGCCTGGGCGCTTTGGCAAGAATGTATTCAAGTCAAACAAGCCGTGTGCTTCAATAGCTGCTTGTTCTGCTTCAGTAAGAGCGGATTCCTTACGGCTCCACTTTGAAGTAGAATAGTCAGCGTATCCACCTTTTTGTGTTTTGCTGATACGGAAGTCCAATCCACGCAATGCGTCTGTTGGCAATTCTTCTGTTTCTGGATCCATCAACACAGCCTTGATAGTTGCGAACAACTGTGGACCGATGATAAACTTGCGGATCGGGTTGTCTGGTGTAGTGTCATCACCGATTGGGTTTTCACGAACGAAACCTTGCATGATGTATGAACGCTTTTTCCAGTACTTGCGACCCATTTCTTCAAGGCTCTTGTCCTTGAACCAGGTGCGAACTTCTGCCAAGATTGGGCATGAGTTTGGTTCCCACATTTCAACGCATGGTACTTGAACCATAACTTGTTTCGAGTCCATTTCGCCTTTGATACCAGCAAATGGTAAACGAATCATCTGGCGTTCGACCCAGAAAAATGTGTTTTTGTTATTGCCGTCGGGGAGGAAGCGTAGTGTAGCCGATTGGCCTTCTTCCATGTTCCAGTGCGGGTAGATGCTGCGATCGCCGCCTGTTGAGTTACCACCTTGTTTGTTGTCTGCTGCCTGTAAACGTGCGCGAATTTCTGCTAATGATGCCATAGTTAATCTCCTATAAATGTTGCCTATGTATATGCTTGTTATCTAAATTTAGATGTGTTGCCTGTGCATACAAGTTATATTGTATACTAGTCTATTTAGCATAGCAAGACAAAAGGCAACTTATTTTTGTCTAATTTCTATGTAGTAGATCTGAGTGTAGTGATCTGGTGTATAGTGTTTTGGGCTGTTAAACACATTTGTTATTTTGAGACCTGCTGCATCAATGTACTGTTCAAAATCTTTTTCTCTGTTTAACGACCCTGCTTGATTTTCTTGTAACAGGATAACTCCATCTGGCATCAAGTGCTGCCCTATGTTGACAAAGAACTCCTGGTGTGCTGCCCAATTTTGATCTACTGCAATGCGCTGGTAGTTGTCGTCTCCCGGACATTCAAGAAAATGCGGGGGATTAGAAACAACCAAATCAAATTTTTCATGCTCTGGCAATCCCGATACAGTGCCTGTTGCATAAGCAGAAACGTTGGTTAATCGATTTTGTTTAATTGTTTGCTCAACTGCTCGAATAGCATCAGAATATATGTCGCTAGCACACAGAGTCTTACAAATCCCGTGGTCTAACAATCCAAACCCAATGTATGCTGGTCCTGCGCACCATTCGTAACACTTGTCAAACACACGACCTGGATATTGTTGCTGTATAACATCTATGTACTCTTGCCCAAACCAGGTTCCGCCGCCGTCCATCCAACTGTCATAATGAACGCAATATCGGTTCGGTCCTGTAGTAATAAAATCCATCATAATCTCCTTGGTCTGTTTGGCTCTTGCCATTTTAGCGTTTTATCAGTAACGTGCCAGTGCCATTGTGTCATCCAATCTTTAGATGACTGTGTTAATCTACCCGGTGCAACCAACTCAAGATACTCAATATGTTCTAAGGGAGTAGGATGAAAGTCTCGTTGTTTCGGATCGTAATTGTCCGGAATACCCGGGCGTGTGGTCCACCAATCACCATTGAATATTGTATCTTGTACACTAGGTCCTATTGTACTAATAGTGTCTTTGTAAAAATCCAGTAGGTCTTGTGTGTCTGCATTAATTTTAGTAGGATTGTCTCCGTGCCCAGTTTCTTTGTTTGTTTTGGACAAAGATACCATACTCAAGAATTTATACTTGCAACCAGTGTGCTCAAGTAGTTGCTTTGCTGCTGTTATATTTGCTAGATCTCTAATTAGGTATCCACGTTCGTCAGCAAACTTTTTTACATATTCAGCTGGCAATGTACTTCCAGCAGACCAATATACATTTCCGCCTTCTAGCCAACGACCGCTAACATACCTATCCTCACGACTGGTGTTTGTCCACATGATCCAAACTTCATCGTCGGCAGTTATTTTGTTACGCTGAATACACTCCACCAAACTCCAGAGTATGTAGCTGTTACCTGCTCCACAAAGCCCCCAGTTTTCAAAGTGATCAAACTCTTGCCCCAACGCATCTGCCCAGGTAGGCCAACGCCAATATTGTGTAAAGCTACACCCAAGTGTAAAAAGTCTAGACATGATGCTTCCCAAAATTTTGCAAGTGATCCCAGTGTGGATCAATTACTACGGCATATTGCTCAATCTCGTTACGAGAATTGTTCCAGTCCTTGATCGACGTATGTTTAAAGTTGCTGGCTGCGAATTTAGCAATAGGCAAAGGATCGTGATAGTAACTATGTCTAAATAATTCAATCAGTTGAAATTCACTCATAATCATTGTAGTGCTAGTGGGATCAAACGCTACTAATTTATCTTGTTCAAACAACTCAAGATGCAACTCAAATAAAGATTTGTCATGTATTGACTCAACCCGGTCTCTAATCCCTGTAAGTAAATCACGTTGTAAATATCTAAATGGCACAGAACTCATGCACCAATACTCATGTTCATTTACTACCCAGGGTGTATTTGTACCAAGCATGAATTTAACATACAGCCGGTTGCCAATGTTAATAGGATCCGGGTGCGTCGAAACTGTTGCACTTATTGTATCTAATCTAATTGGTTCAGCAAACTCAACATCGGCATCAACAAGTAACCAACTATTGCCCGGAACAAATTTATCTAAGTATAACTTTACTAGCTGTTGTCTAAACCAGCCGCCTGTTCGAACACGTTCCATTCCTGGAAAATCACTGAATCTGCGAAAGGTAATATCAACTTCAGGAAAGTTAAATTTTATGTACTGCTGACAATCTTCTACGTATGTGGGCCAATGCTTTATATCAAAGTCGTCGATAATAATATCAATAGGAAAGCCTGCGGCATATTTTTGTATGCTACGCAGGCAGTTTATTTGGGAATAAAAATAACC